TAAAAGAACTCGTGTATCTATATCCTTATTTAGAATCATTCTAAATAACATAATACTCCACACTATTTAGACTCATTCTAAATAACAACTATACTCTATTTAGAATCATTATAAATAAGCTCATAATATACATAACATCAGTACATTACAACACTATTTAGAACCATTCTAAATAAGATATACTTGCAACTGTCCTAAATATTCCCGAACTTCGTACACGTACAATACGGATAACACGCAAACACAAACACATAAGACATAACACTCATACACTTAATCAATCAGATTAAATAGTAGAAAGCTGTCCTCTTAGCCTCTACGTAAGTAGTTAAAACAATACGAAACGTATTCAAATAGCAATAAAGAACTAGGATTTGTATTGATTTTGAATCCTAATTTAACTTTAAAGGGGGCTGTGTTTCCAATTTGATAAGGGTATGGGGGTTGATAGTAGATAGTCTTCTTGTCTTTAACGCTTAGATGTTTTTGTTTGTTCTCTTCCTTCACTTTCACTAATAATATTTGAGGTACGGGTAGTACGTATAGGTACGGAAGGGGGCCTTGGTTATAGTTGTGTTTAGGGGTAGGGGTTCGATTAACGGGCTTTTATATAATTAATAAATAATATATTATGATGAGAAGGAAAATGTTAATGATGGTAATGGCTGTATCTTTGGTTGCAGTTGGTTGTACTAAGAGTGAGGAGTATGGATGTACTTGTACTCATACTTATTTGAATGGTGGCGGGGTAGATCCTACGGTATCTTTTGTAACTGCTAAAAATCGTGATGAAGCTGCGGAGGAGTGTGCTAGTCATTCTAATGTAGATAGTTCTAATATTACTCATTCGTGTAGTTTAGATTAGCACATTAAATAATATCGTTATATTTGATTTCTTATTATATTAATTTAAAATAGATAATTATGTCAAGAAATAAAAATGCTGTATCAAAAGCTGCTGCGAGGTCAGCAAAGTCAGTTAGTAAGAAAGGTGGTGTAACGACTACTACGAAAACTAATAGATCAGGTAAAACGACTATAACTAAGAAAGGTCCTAATATTAATATGAAGCAAACTACCAAGGGTAATAAGCAGAAGATTAAGGGAACTGTAAGTACTAAAAATAAGAAGTATAGTGTTAACAGTAAAGGAACTGTAGCATCTAAACCAAAAAGAAGAACGTATTAATATATTTGGATTAAGAATATCATTTGTAATTATTTAACTACATTTGCTGACCAATGAAAATGAACAAGAAAATATCAAGAAGAATAGTTTCGGCTATTTGTGCTATCCTAGTTGGTGGTATAGGATTTTTTTCTGGTGCTACCTTGGAAAAGGATAGTCACGTAGTTGAGAGGAGAACTTTACTTGATTCATTAGATACTACTCAGGCAATAGTTGATGATTACGAACACACTGCCAATTACCAGGCTATGTTTAATTACAAAGCTAAAGAGGTTACTGCCAACTGTAACAAGTGCGGCCCTCGTCTAACCGACATTCAATCGATGTTGGATTCCATAAAGGAAGTAAAAGGAGAGTTGGTGGTGCCAAAGTACCCTGGTTGGTCGGCACTTGAATGACAGGTAAGTTCGCAGCCAACGAAAGAAACCTTTAATCTTAGTAATTTTCGCAAAAAATATTCTAAGATAAATTAAAATCCCCTGAAAGTGGTTGAGACCTGCAGGGGATTTTTTAGTAGTTGGTATTAGTGAATTTATTAATTAACTACATTATTTTAATCGAGTATTATCCAATCTTCCGCTAATGCATCAGAACCGGAAGGTGACCAATATGCTACATCTTCTTGAGCTGTTTTTAACATAAAAGATGGTCTAACATCCATAAATCCTCCAAGAAGTTTAGCGTGTATTGATAAATCTTTATTGAAAAATTTATCTGAAGGTAGTTGTTCTGCTCCTGGAGAAATGACTAAAAACATTTCTTTACCATTCCATCCTTTACGAACAGCTTTATTTCCGTTTTTCATGGCTTCTACTGCCATTCCGAAAGTAACTTTATTAGAAGCTTCATTATAAGTCATTTCGAATATGTCTGGCTTACATGGGTATATCTCTCCTTTAACTCCTTGAATAATATAATCACCAACATCTGCAGTCATAGTTCCTTCTAGAGTTTTAATATGCATTTTCAATTCAGAGGAAGATGTTTCATGTTTTTTAAATATTACATCCCCTTTTTTTATGGCATCTATAATCCATATTGGATCCTCAGTTTGGTCAGGTCCTCCTGTCCATAAAAATGCTTCAATCGTTACTGCTTTTTTCGTGTACTTCATTTTCTCTTTCTTTAAATTATTTAGATTCGACCTTAATGGTCTTTGGTTTAATTGGAGCTTCTAGCATATAGCAGAAGTGTGTTATCTTAAAATCTTCATACGGTTCCATCTCTCTAGTTCCAAACCAATGTGGTTCATCTTCTTTATGATTAGGGTCGATTACTCGCTCCCATCTTTGAACACTTGCTTCATATCCATTAAAGAAACCATCACCAGTTACAAGAACTGTAACTCCTGGTTCCGGAAGTTCGTCTTCTACGCTTATCCATTTTTTCATAAATATTATTTTTTAATTCTATATATTAATTCAAATGTTACTGAGAACATTGTTTTTATTATGATGAAAGCTATTAATTTATAATACCAATCCTCTTGTCCATTAACTGATATTGTCAATGCTATAATTAACTGCCAAGTAGAATGAAATAAGAATTGAGCTAAATGCCAACCATCAGTAAGAAATACAAATATTGTTGTTGAGAAAGGAAATCTTTCTGCATGTTTTGGTGCGAATCCAAAGTGATACCATTTTGGTATATAACGATAAAGGGTAAATTTCTTATCAGTTATATTGCTAGGTGTCCATGGTATGGTTTTATACTTTCTCCACCAACCATCATTCTTATTCCAATAGTCAGAGTTAAACTTTCCTTCGCTACTCCAATCCATCAATACATTTAGTGGGGCAAGTAGTAAGATAAGTATTGCTATTATAACAATCATCTCCATATCCCTTTATAGTTCATCCAAGCCCCAAATGGAACTAGAACAACACCAATGAATAGAAATACTAAAGCAAGCCACCATTCGCTGCTCTCTCTGACTATTTCTAATATTAATACTATAATTGTCATCAGTATTAGCACTAATGAAATGTTCTTGTATTTCTTTCTAAAAAAATACGCTGTAAATGTTTCGTTTTCTTTTTTCATAATTTATTTGTTTTTACGTTTATGCTCAGGGTATCTAACCCCTTTTGATTATTAATACTTAAAACTAGTTGCTCTCTTGCTATATTTAAGGCCTTTTGTATTCTATTTAATTTATGAAATCCTTTGGAGTTTGGCTTTATTCTTTGTATTACCTTTCCACTAAAACAATCCCTCCATTCAATTAATACAATTCCAGTTTTATCATCAGTAGTGATGATTACCTTGCTGTCATCTAAAGAGTCTTTCTTGCTTAATTTCATTGTTTTCTTCCATTAGTAAAAAACCATCCAAAATTCCTATTGAACCACTGCTCAAACCTTATCAATTTATTTGGTTTAAGATAGCTCAACAGATCCTTTCTTATTTGTTCAGGGGTCTTTCTGTCTTTATCCCTTTCTTTTATTAGGGCTTTTCTTTCGTCTTGTTCTTGTTTGCTTTTATATATCGATCCGATTCCGCTCATTGCTTAATGTTTAAATTCATCGAACTTGTAGTTAATTCTACCATGTTCCGATATTATTGATAGGTTAGTTAATTTGCTTTCGTGTTCTATTTCTTTTCCAGAGATGCCGAGAGTAGCCCATATTCTTGTGATCAGCTTTTCTCTCATTCTATCTGTTGGGATTTTGTTGTTATCATCTAAAACCATTACAATCTTTTTCGCCTGTAGAGAGCTGGCTCTCTTTGTTTTAATCTTAGTGTATGTAATGGTGCAATTCGCTAATACAATCTTAGGCTTATATCCGACCTCATACTTCCTTTCCTTTTCCATATAACAAATGTAAATAAATAATTGTATTTAAAATACACTTATACTGATTTATTTGTATATTTGCTTTGTGAGATTACATAAAAAGCATACAGAAAATCCTTTTCAGGAAGGTGAATTGAATATTAAAATGGAAGAAGCATACATCATAAAGGGTTTGAGCAAGACAGCTATGAAGCTGTATATGTTTCTGCGTGAGCATGCTTTCCGAACTAATGGTCGCGTGATATTTGATTTCGCTATGGCTAAAGGAATTTGTAACTTTAAACAAGATAAGTCTGTTTATAATGCTTTAGGGGAGTTGATAAATAATGATATTATTGCTGGGTCTGACGATTCTATTGAGTATTATTATAACCCAAATTTTATGTCAAACCAAAAAGAATAGCTATGGATGTATTGAGAATAGGGAATGATTTAATTCAGGTAGACGGTTTAATGGTCTATAAGCCAAAGGGTGAGAGCAGTTGGTTTGCTTGCAATAATAAAAGAATTGGTACTATTCGTTTACAAGCCTTATATTTGTATTTACACAGTGAGGATAAAGCTAGACAAAAGCGATTCAATACTTACGTGGATAAAGTTATTAATAAATTAATATACAATTAAGATGAATATCAATCAACGAGTTGCATTCGCTAGAGCTGCACAAGAAGAGGATGCTAAGATAATGAGCAAGAGAAAGCCAAAAGCCACAAAGAACAAGAGAAAGGTATCAACTAAGATGAAGCCAGTAAGTAGGAAAGGTAAAAACAAATTCACGTATTAATGTATAATGAACTTATTGATGTAGATACTGATGGGAATGTTTTTATTAAAGACAATTCTATCGGGTTAATGCCTAAAATGTTTGCCGTTTATAAGGATAAGCACATGGGTAGTAACATGGTTAAATACATTGTTGGTGTATATGATTACAAATCTCCTTTTAGAAGACTTCCTGAAGAGGAGCGTAAAAATAGAGTTTCCTATTCTGTTTATTCTAAAGACAAACCTCCAAAAGTTTCTGATAAAAAAGTTGAAGAGGCTATTGAGGAATATGTTAGACTTCAATACGATCCATTAATTGATGAATACAATTCCATGTGCGATAAGTCATTTGAAATGACAAAAGTATATCGTAGTATTAAACCTACTGCTGACAATCTTGAGGACTTAAATAAGATGCAAGAACAGATGGGTAAGGCTGCAATTTCAAGAGATAAGATAAAAGACCTCATTCTTAAAGACCAACAAACAGAATCTAATATCAAAGGTACTGGTTCGGAAGATTTTAGTGTATTTGAACAGGATGAGATAATTGGTAAAGATTAATATGATTTCAGCAAAAAAATATTCTCCAATAATATTTGATAAGAATCAAAAGGATTATCATCAATTAAAGAAGAACACTTCTGAATATTTTGCTTTTTGGAAAGAGCAAAAGAAAAGATTGAAGGAGGGGTATAAGCCAACAGGTGGTTCTTGGATTCCGGGCAACTACTATTTCTATTTAAACTTTTCCAAGATACATGGATTACCAAGTCCAGAATCAAGGCGTAAGTCTATGATTCCACCAATATATCGTGACCAAGATCATGAGTATTATCAAGAAGTTCATCATGCAAAGTATGGAGATGGAAAAGATAACCCTGGGGGGTATGGAATTATTGTATTAAAAGCAAGACGTAAGGGATTCTCCTTTATGAATGCTAATATATTATTACATGAATGGACCTGCTATGCTCACTCAGAAAATGGGTTAGGTGCGCAGCGTGAAGATTATGTTCAAGATTTTCGTAAGAAGATGTTATTGTCTTATAACGAATTACCTTCTGAATTGAGGAATAAGATTCTCAATAACAATGAGGAAATCTTTATGTCGGGATATAAAGAGAAGGAAGATGGTATTTGGGTAGAGAAAGGGATGAAGTCTATGGTTCACTTTAGGGTGATGGAGAAGCCTAATGCTTTCAGGGGAACATCTTTGAATTACATGGTATTCGAGGAAGCGGGAGAGTTCTTAAAGCTTAAGCGTTCATTCCAATCATCTGAGGATTGTTTTAAAGAGGGTAATGTATTTTTTGGTACACCAATTATCGGTGGAACTTCTAATGCTATGGAGGTTGAGTCTGACGATTACATGGATATGTATTACAATGCTGAACAGTTTAACTTAAAGCCTGTATTCATTAAAGCATCTAAAGTATTTGGTAGTTTCTTTGATATGTCTACGGGAATATCAGATTCTAAAGGAGCAGAGGAGTTTATTATAGCTGAGGCTGAAAAGCGTAAAGCTACTGGAGATTTACAATCATATTACTCCTATTTACAAGAGAATCCTTTAGAGGTGGAACACGCTTTCTTTAAGTCTGGGAAAACACCATTTGATTTAGAAAAAGTTAATAAGCAGATTGCTAATATAAACACTAACCCTAGTTTTCAAAGAGTTCAGAAGGGAATGTTAGATTGGCCTCGAAATAAAGAGGGAAAGGAAATATTTGGTGCAATGCCAGAGTTTGTTATGGATGACGGTTCTCATGATGAGAAGAACCCTGCTAATGAATTGTTTCCTTTTGAAATGGTTGAACAGCCAATACCTGGGATGGCGAATATTCATTTGGCTGCTGTCGATCCGTATCATATTGATGATGAGCTAGAGGAGATGAAGAAGAAGATGTCTGATCAAAAGGATAGGTCACTTGGTTCTATGTGTGTATATCGTAGGTTTGTTGGTCCTAATACTATTGGAGAATTGCCAGTAGCATTTTATACTGACAGACCTTACTCTAAGGAGAAGTTCTATGAGAACTGTTTGAAGTTGGCTATATATTATGATTCTCAAATACTTGTGGAATATAATGATGATGGTTTCCTTAAATACTTTATACATCATAAGATGACAAGATATTTAAAGGAAAGACCTCGCGCAGCTGACAGTCCTTGGAGTCAAGCTACAAACAGATACGGTATTCACATGAAAACCTTTCAAAAGAAATTATTAACAGAACTTGTTGATGAATATGTAAAAAAACATTGGGAAGATATTTACTTTTTAAAATTATTGAATGAATTATCCGTTTATGGAGTGAAAAATACAGATAGGGTTATGTCTTTTGGTATGGCTTTAATACATGATATGGATGCTACTAAGAGAATATATGATAAGAGTGAGGATGAGAATATAGAGCCAATGGAAGGATTACCTGGATTTAGTAGGAATAATGAAGGTGGAATAGTAACTATAAGTAGTAATAATAATAATCATTTTGAAACTAATAAAAGAAATGTTACTTTTGATTACAAACTAGACGAAGATATTGAACTATAAATACGTATGGATTTTCCACAACAGAACATTCCTGGAAGGCTAAAAAATGAAGAGTTTCACTTAGATTGTGTTAACTCATTAATGCGCCATCATCAGGATTACAGCTCTTTTCTTGATTCAAGAAAGAAAGATCACGATAATTATTTAATTACACAAGGACAGTTTAACCATAAAGAGTTTGAGTATGTTACCGACACTTATGGATTAACATCTCCTGCTAGATTAGTTAATTACCCTATAATACTGCCAAAACTTGATTTATTGGCAGGGGAATTAATAAGTCAACCATTACAATACACTGTTAATGTTATCAATCGTAATGCGTTACGTAAAAAGAATGAGGAGAAGATTACATTAGCTGCTGAGGTAGTATTAAGACCCATTCGTAGAGAGATTGAGAAAGCATTAGGTATGCCTATCCCTGACGAGAATGTTGGTCAAGAAGTGCCGCCAGATATTGCAAGGTATCAAAAACTTAAATTTAGAAATGCCGTTGAAGAGATGGTTCACGTTGGATTAACGTTCTGTATTCAACGATGGGATTTAAAGCAAACATTTAAGAGAGGATTCTACGATTTATCTATTACAGGTAAAGAGTTTTATAAAATTTATATTAAGGAGGGAGATCCTTATGTTGAACGTCTTGACCCACGTTCAATG